CCCACCACCAGCACGTCAACGAGAACCGGTAGCATCTCGCCGGGGACCCTGAGCGTTTCGGCCGGTTGTGGGTAATTCGGACCCCGTTCAATCACTATTTGTGAAATTTTTGGGGGTGGGGTGGTGGTGTTGTTATCCACAATCTCACCTGATGCGACCTGATGACCGCGAAGCCAAGCCCGACGCGGCCTGAGCCGGGCTGGCTGACCAAGAAACAGATGGTCGCCAGCTGCGGCGTTACACCAACCGCGTTCGACAAATGGGGGATCGATCCCGTCGCGCGCATCGGCCGCAACGCGTACTTCACCGTTTCGGACGTGATCTCCAATCGGCTCGCGCGCCAGGCGATGAACGCCGCGGCCGATGCGGGCAAGAAAGCGGCCGGTGCGGATCCGGTTCCGCTGGTCATCGAGGCGGAGCGCGAAAAGCTTCTGCTCACCCGTGAGCAGCGCATTGGTCAGGAACTGAAAAACGCACAGACGCGGCGCGAGGTGGCGCCGGTCGCGGTCATCGAATGGACGCTATCGAAAATTGGCGGCCAGATCGCGGCGCACCTGGAATCCATCCCTCTCAACGTGAAGAAGCGGAATCCCAGTTTGCCGGCGCGAGCCATCGAGGACGTGAAGCGCGAAGTTGTGAAGGCGCAGAACATGGCGGCGCGGGTGACCGTAAATCTCGATGAGTATTACGACCGAGACCCGGAAGGAGATTGAGCGCTCGGTAAGGCGCGGGCTGAAGGTACTGGAGAAGCCCGAACCCGTTCGCCTAAGCGAATGGGCGCAGGAAAACTTCTACCTGTCGGCCGAGTCGAGTTACATCGAAGGTCGTTGGGAGGCGTATCCCTACCAGATTGGGATCATGGACTGCATGTCGAACGATGACATCAGGTCCGTGACCATGCGCAAGTCAGCGCGCGTCGGTTACACGAAGATGTTCGTCGCTGCGGTGGGCTACTTCGCAGAGCACAAGCGGCGCAATCAGGTCATCTTCCAGCCGGTCGATGATGATGCGGATGACTTCGTCAAGGACGAGATCGACCCCATGCTGCGCGACTGCGTAGCGGTGCAGCGGGTGTTCCCTTACTTCAACACGAAGTCGAAGTACAACACGCTTTCGAAGAAGGTCTTCCGCGGCAGCACGCTGGATATTCGTGGAGGCAAGGCAGCAAAGAACTACCGCCGCCTCTCGAAGGATGTCGTCTATTACGACGAGGTCGACGGTTTCGACCGAGACATCGAGAACGAAGGCGACCCGATCACCCTCGGCGACAAGCGCACTGAAGGCGCGACGTTTCCGAAATCGATCCGAGGAAGCACGCCAAAGATCAAGGGCGAGTCTCGCATCGATGAGCTCTATGAAGCTGCCGACCAGCGGTTTCAGTTCCATGTCCCGTGCCCGCACTGCGAGCACAAGCAGCCGTTGCGCTGGGGTGCGAAGGACGCGTCGTACGGAATGAAGTGGGTCGGCGACGACCCGAACACTGCGGCGTATCTGTGCGAAGCATGCGGCGGGCTGTTTCACCATGAGGACTACGTTCGCGTCTGGGACCTGGGCGCATGGGTCAGCGACGACGGCACTTGGATTGATCAGGAAGGGTATTTCCGCGACAGCTCCGGCGACGTAGTTGCAGCGCCCGAGCATGTCGCCTTCCACATCTGGACCGCCTACAGCCTCACGGGCTGGCGGAAGATCGTGGCCGAGTTTCTCACCGCTAAGCGGTCGGGTGATCCGGGCAAGCTGAAAACGTTCGTCAACACTACGCTTGGCGAAGCATGGGAAGAGGATACGGGCGAGAAGACAGATGCCCAGGCGCTGATGATGCGTCGAGAGCACTACGCCGCGCCGGCGCCACGTGGTGTCGTGGCGATCGTGGCCTCGGTGGACACGCAGGATGATCGCTTCGAGGTCCAGTACGACGGATATGGTCGCGGGGAAGAGCGGTGGTCGCTGGGATATACCCGTCTCTACGGTGACCCCAGCCGGCCGCTCGTATGGGACAAGTTGGCCGAAGCACTCCGCAGGACCTTCCGCCGGGAGGACGGAACCATCATGCAGGTGGCCGTGGCCACGCAAGATCATGGCGGTCACTACTCGGACGAGGTGAACAAGTTCTCCCGCCGGATGGGCATCCGGTTCCTGATTCCCGTGAAAGGCGCGAGCCAGTACGGCAAGCCGGTAGTGGTTATGCCGCGCAAGAAGAACGCGAAGGGCGTCTACCTGTCGGAGGTGGGCACGGACACCGCGAAGTCAGTGCTGTACCAGCGATACCTGATCACGGATCCTGGCCCGGGCTACATCCACTGGCCTGTGTCGGATGAATTCGACCGGAAGTATTTCGATCAGGTGACCGCCGAAAAGCGGAAGAAGAAGATCGTCAAAGGTCGCCAGTTGACAGTTTGGGATGCTGGCGGTCGCCGCAACGAGGCGACCGACTGCAGCGTCTATTCGCTGGCGGCCATTCGCATTGCCCAGCAGTACCTGGGCCTCGATCTTTCGGTGGCGCCACCGCCGTCCGAAAGCAACGACACGAAATCAGCCGCGCCGAAGCAACGCATGCGCACGGCGAAGAGCAAGTATCTCGGGAGATAGCCGTGGCCTACACACAGCAAGACCTGCAAACGCTGGAGCGTGCCATCGCCGCCGGCGTGCAGCAGGTCCGCTACGGCGATCGCGTGGTCACGTACCAGAGCCTCGAGGCCATGCGGGCTGCTCGCATCGACATCGCCAATGAACTGGGCATCACCCTGCGGCCGCTGCGCCGTCGTGTGTTCCGCACCTTCGTGAGCGGGAACGGATACTGATGGACAACCTCGATAGCCGCGGTTTCGAGCTGCCTGGCGCGTCGCCCCAGCAGCCGGCATACAACGCTGGTGGCCAGGGCCGCCGCCTGCGTGCGTGGCGTCCGACGAGCGCCGGCCCGAATACAGTGTCGGTCACGTCTCTTTCGTTGATCCGCGCGCGCTCTCGCGCGGCCCATCGCAACGACCCGTGGGCCGGTACCGCTGCGGACAAATACGTTTCCAACCTGGTTGGCACTGGCATTGTGGCCAAGGCCGTCAACGGCTCGGCGGTCCTCAAGGCAGCCATCAAGAAGGTGTGGGACCGCTGGTGCAAGTATGCGGATGCCGACGGCGTCCTCGACTTCTACGGCCTGCAGGCTTTGATGGCCGGCGAGTGGGAGGAGGGCGGCGAAGTGTTCGTCCGTCTCCGATCGCGCCGTCTCTCGGACGGCCTGCCAGTGCCGCTGCAGCTCCAGGTCATCGAGGCTGAGCAGTGCCCAGCCGAGTACTACACCACCGCGAGCAATGGCAATGCTGTACGCGCCGGCATCGAGTTCAACGCGATCGGGCAGCGTGTGGCGTACTGGATGTACCAGTTCCATCCCGGCGATGTCGTTGGCACAGCGCAGGGCAACCAGTTGGTGCGCATTCCGGCGGAGCAGGTGATCCACCTGTATCAGCCGCTGCGCGCGGGGCAGCTACGCGGCGTGCCGCGCTCGGCGCCAGTGCTGGTGCGCATGTACAACCTCGACACGTTCGACGACGCCGTGTTGGAACGGCAAAAGATCGCCAACCTCTTCGGCGTATTTTTCAAGACGCCGAATCCGGAGGATGGCGCGGGCCCGCTGTCGGAATCTGCTCATGGGCAAGATCCGGACGGCACGCCCCTGGCCGCGCTCGAACCGGGCACGTCCGCTGAGCTTCCGCCAGGCTGGGACGTTGAATTCGCCACACCGCCCGATGCTGGCTCGGCATATCCCGAATTCCTTCGCGCGCAGCTGATGGCGATTGCAGCGAAGCACGGCGTGCCCTATGAGGTGCTGACCGGCGACCTTCGCAACGTTAGCGATCGTGCGCTGAAGCTCATCCTCAACGAATTCCGCCGCTGGCTTGAACAGCACCAGTGGCTCTATCTCATTCCGCAGGCACTGCAGCCGATCCGCGAGGCGTTCTTCGATGCCGCCGTGCTTGGTGGCGTCCTCGATCTGCCCGATTACGCCGATCTACGCGAGGACTACGTCGAGACGCTTTGGGTGCCGCAGGGCTGGCCTTATAGCCACCCGGTCCAGGACGTCGACGCCGACATCAAGGCGATCGCTGCTGGCCTCAAGAGTCGCGATGCAGTGGTGCTCGCCAACGGCGACGATCCGGAGACGGTCGATGCGCAGAACGTTGAAGCGAACAAGCGCGCTGACGCCGCGGGCCTGGCCTACACATCAGACGGACGGCAGGCGACGAAGAGCATGCAGCCGGTCGTTCCCAAAGAACCCAACGAGGTCATCAATGAGCCAGCCGACGCGTAACCTTTCGATCCTCTCGCGGCTGTTCGGTCGCTCCAACAACTCCGCTGTGGCGAAGGTGCACGCGCATGCTTTCGGCCATCCGCTGCTGGTGCATCCGAGCATCGGCGAGCAGCTGGTGGGCGCGTATGTGAGCGGCGCCATCGACACGCCCCCAGCGATCCGCATGGCATCAGGCGACGCCGCGGCCGTTGCTGGCGATGCGCCCGCTGGAATCGATCCCGACAAGGTCGCGATCCTCAACATCTCAGGTGCGCTGGTTAACCGCCCGATGCCCGATGCGTGCGGCGATGGCCCGACCAGCTACGTGGCTATCCGCCGCGCTTTCGATGCCGCGCTCACCGATTCGAACGTCGAAGCGATTGTGCTGCGGCTGAACTCACCTGGCGGCATGGCCAGCGGTTGCTTCGACCTGACCGATCACATCTACGCCAACCGCAAGTCCAGCGGTGGCCCCAAGCGGGTCATCGGCCTGGTCGATGACATGGCCTACTCGGGCTGCTTTGCCATCGCCGCAGCATGCGACGAGATCTGGGTGTCGCGCACGGGCGGCACCGGTTCGGTGGGTGTTGTGTTCTATCACTGCGACCAGAGCGGTGCCGATGCAAAGGCTGGTGTGAAGATCACGCCGATCTTCAGCGGCGCGCGCAAGATCGACTTCAACCCCCATTTTCCGCTGTCGCCCGAGGCACAGCAGTCCGCCCAGGCGGAGTCTGATGCGCTGTACGACTTGTTCGTCTCGTCGGTGGCTACTTATCGCGGGATGGATCCTGACGCTGTGCGCGCCACTCAGGCCGGCACCTTCACCGGCGCCGCCGCGATCGCCGCTGGCCTGGCTGACCGCCAGGGCACCCTGTACGACGTAATGGCCGATCTGGCGAATCCCGCGCCGGAACCCGAAGCCATTCCGGTATCTGATCCGGCCGAAGAAACGCCGCCGGTGGAATCGGAGCCCGAGCCTGAGGCAGTCCTCGACCCCGACGACGGCCCGACCAGTGATGAGGCCGATCCGAATAAGGCTTTGCCCGAGGATGCTGAAACGGCGGAAGAGGAACTTGCCGCGGCCCGCACGATGCGTATGGGTGTGCTGTCAGCCGCACTGGCCACATCCAAACTCGCTGGTGACGTCGTGACGGCCGTGCTGAGCCACGCCAAGGAAATGGCTGTCATCGACACTCGCGCGCCTGACAAGGTCATCGAAGAGGCTGCACGCATCGTTGACTTCTGCGTCGCCGCCGGCGTGAAGGACCTGGCGGGCGAATACATCAAGCAAGGTCTGTCGGCTGAGCAGGCTCGCAAGAGCATTGCTGCGCTGAAAGCCGATGTCGGGCCCGAGCTCGTCACCGCACCACCCGCCGGGAACTCCGGCGTCTCCCACCAGCCGCCCAGCCCGTGGGCGACAACCATTTCCCGATTCGGAGGTAAGAAGCAATGACCGTGCTCAACGAACCCATCCACGCCGGCGCCTTCGTGGTGTCGGAAGCCAACGGCACGCGCTCGCGCTCGGTCGTGAAGCTCGTCTCCGGTGCCACGTATCCCGCCGGCGCCGTACTCGGCAAGGTGACTGCGAGCGGCCTCTATCAGCTGTTTGACCCGGCCGCCGCCGACGGCAGCCAGACGGCTGCAGCGATCCTGTTCGGTCCGGTCGATGCCACTGACGCGTCCGTGGCCGGCACGGTCGTGAACCGCGATGCCGAGATCAACAGCGATTACCTCAACTGGAAGGCCGGCCTGACCGCCACGCAAAAGGCCACGGCCCTTGGAGTGCTTGCCGGTCTCGGCCTGATCGATCGCTTCGGTGGCGACATCGTGGTGTCGGTTGGCGGCACTGTCCTTTCGTTCATCGAGTTCCCGGCCGGTGGCGTGAAGGCCACCGCACTGGGTGATGTCGTGGTACGCATCGAGAACGACGACGGCGACCTGATCGAAGGCGACAACACCACGTCGGTGACGCTGGCCATCAAGTCGGGCGCTGGCGCGCTCACCGGCGGTGGCGCCAAGACCGCCGTCAACGGCATCGTCACCTGGTCTGGCATCCAGCTCGACACTGCCGGCAACGTGGTCCTCAAGGCGACCGCTGCGAGCCACACGGAAGCCGACACCGACGTCATCGTCATCACGGACGCCTAAGCGTCGCCCCGTAACACCATCGTTCGCCGGCTCGCGCCGAGCGTCACGCATCAGGCCCGCCAATTCGGCGGGCCTTTCTTTTACCCGGAGGTAGTAAATGGCCAGTCCCGATATCTTCCAGGGCGACGCGTTCAGCACGTTCGAGCTGACGGATGCGCTCAACAAGGTCCCGTACGTTCCGCAGTGGCTCGGTTCCCTCAACCTGTTCACCGACAAGCCGGTGCGCACGGAGACCATCGCCATTGAGAAGCGCGATACGGCGCTCTCGATCATCCAGACGACCCCCCGCGGCGCCCCGCTGCCGCAGGCTGCGCGCAATGCGCGCGACATTCGCGACTTCCGCACCGTGCGCGTGGCAAAGAGCGACCGCATCAACGCCTCGTCCATCCAGGGCATTCGTGCCTTCGGTTCCGAGACGGAGCTGCAGCAGGCGCAGGACGAAGTCATGACGCGCATGGTCAACCTGCGCAACGACATGGCATACACGCACGAGAACATGCGCCTTGGCGCGATCCAGGGCACGGTGCTCGATGCCGACGGCAGCGTGATCCGTGACTGGTTCAAGGAATGGGATATCGCCAAGCCGGCAGAGATCGCCTTCAATCTGTCGCAGGCGAAGACCGGCCTCCGCAAGAAGTGCAATGACATCGTGCGCCAGATGGCTCGCGCATCGAAGGGCGCCTTTGTCCAGTCGACTCGCGTGTATGGCCTGTGCGGCGACGCCTTCTGGGACGCCTTCACCGACCATGACGAGGTCACGCGTACCTTCCTGAATCAGCAGGAAGCCAGCGATCTTCGTGATGGCAACGCCTTCGGCACGTTCGACTTCGGCGGCATCACCTGGGTGAACTACCGCGGCTCGGACGACAACGAAGTGTCCGTCGCGCCGGAGAAGGTGAAGTTCTTCCCGGTCGGTGCGCCTGGCGTGTTCCAGCGCGCGCTGTCGCCGGGCGAGTCGTTCGACTGGGTGAACACCCTGGGCCAGGACAACTACGCGCTGACGGTTCTCGACAAGGACCGCAACAGCTTCGTCGACGTCGAGGTCTACAGCTACCCGCTGTACATCTGCACGCGTCCCGAAGTGCTGCTCCGCGGCAAGCTGTAATGTCCCAGCAGGATGCCCTGCGGGCAATGGACGCCGTCATTCATTCCGCGATGACGGCGGCCGGCGTGGCCGGCAGCGGGCAGTACCAGCTTGGCACCGGTGCGGATTTGCCGTGCCGGTGCTACTTCGACGAGAGCCAGCAGGAGTTCGGCGAGGACCTGGCACCCGTTGCGGGCGCGAAACGCCTGCTGAGCATCTTCCTGGCCGACGTGCCCAATCCTCAGCGGCTTGCCACTGTCACCCTCGATGGTGATGTCTGGACGCTTAAAAAGCAGGTGGCCATCGACCAGTCGCTCGCGCAATGGGTGGTGACCAATGGCTGACTTGCCCAAGCCGCAGTCGTGGTTGGCCGTTCAGGCTATGGTCGCGTGCATGCAGCAGATTCGCTCGGCTGACGGGTACCGGACAGATGCCGGAGCCAACGTGACCGATGAGCCGGCACAAGTCCCTGACGATGGCACGCCCATCGTGCTGGCAGTGGTGCTCGATACGCGCTCACGCCCCACCGACCCGGGCGCTCCCCGCACGGCAAAATCGGCCTCCATCGCTTTGCTCGTCAAGCTGTCATGCGGCATCACGGATGCGCAGCAGGTGCTGCATGAAGTGCTTGATGACATCGACAAAGCCATCGACGGCAAGGCCATAGCCTTTCCCGAGAACATCACGTATCCGCGATTCGCCAGTTCGCAGCAGATCCCTGCAGCGGATGGTGTGAATTGGATCGGCGCTGAGATTCGCTACGACTGCACGTACTGGCCACTCAAGCGGTAACGAACCCTTCTTTCTTCACCTCCCGCTTGCCGGGAGCGCGTCGCCGCGCGTGAGCGGCTGAGGCAATTCCTCATGACGGATTACAGCTACATCGGCACCGGCAAGGGCTACGTCCGCAAGGTCGGCGCAGCGGCGGGCCTACAGGAGCTCGGCAATGCCAGCGCGATCACCTTCGGCGTCACCGAGGACGTCAAGACGCTGGTCGACCGCACCATTCCCGGTGGTGGCACGCGCAATGAGGTGCGTCGCATCTCGAGCGTGGATTTCGCGGCCACGCTCAGCGACGTCAGCCCGAACAACCTGGCCATCGGCTTCCTGGGCGACCTGAGTTCGCTCGCAGCGGGTACGAAGGTTGACGAGGTGGTGACGCTCTACAAGGGCGGCCTCAACCTGCTGTCGCAGTTCGCTGACACCGTCACGGCTGTGAAATCGGCCGACGGAGTCACGACCTATGATGAGGTCGACGCTTCGGGAGCCGGCGACTACCAGGTCACGGACGGCGGCATCATCGTCCCGGAAGGCTCCGCCATCACTGATGCGGAAAGCGTCAAGGTGTCGTTCGGCTACGGCGCCAAGGCGGTCATGCAAGCCCTCACGCAGGCCGCTGGCGTGTACGAGTTCTACTTCCCGGGCTTCAACGAGGCGCAGCAGAGTAAGCGCTTTGTGATTCGCGCGTTCCGCGTGCGCATCGGTGCGACTGACCAGCTCGGCCTGATCACCGACGACTTCGGCAATCTGTCGATCAAGGGCACGGTCCTGAAGGACGACACGCAGCCTGTGGGCCTGTCTCAGTACTTCCGGGCTGAACTGGAGCTCTGATGCGTTTCGTAGTCGATGGGGTCGCGTACGCGCGGCCCACCCACACGACGTTCGCGCAGGACATCTACCTGATGGAACAGGTGCGTGCGGCCGGCCTGGACAAGCTCCAGGCTGGCGCGCATGAGACGCCGCGCACGTTCGTCGACCGGATGCAGCGCGAGCTGGCGCCCGTACTACTGCCGATCTTGGCCGGGCTACTGGTGCCGGAGGGCGCGGCATGGTCGCGCGACGTCGCGATGGAAACCGAGCGCGCGCTCGGAGCCACGACGGACCCGGCTGCCAAAGCATTGCT